GTCGTCCTCGCCATTCATACCCTCTAAAGCCGCGGCGCGTTTTCTTTCCTCTTCAAGAATATCGCCAAAGCCAAGACCTGTTTTTAATTTATCTGCCAAGTCGCCAAAAGCATCTGTAATCTTTCCAAGAACATCGCCAGTAGTAAATGACTTAACGGCTGAGGCGAAACCAAGAATTGTCTCGCCAGCCTGAAGGCTAAGTGAACTTAGATTTTCAACAAGGAACTTACCGACCTCAACATCTTTAAGTCCTTCCATAACATTGACTAATTTTTCAAGTTGTGGAATAGCCATGTCAGCAACACTATTTATGAAGTCGCCTAAAATGTCTCCAACTTCTAATTCTTTAAGCGAGGTCACAAATGTACCAACTTTACTTACCGCTCCACCGATTGTCTTAGAAGCGTCAGAAAGCATTTCAACTAATGCTGTACCTAATTTAATATCGCTTGCCTCAAGAATTGTTTCGCCAGCCCTCTTAGCAAAACCGCCAACGCCAGTCAAAGCGTCCGAAATAGCCTGAACTAAACCTTCAGCGATTGGAACTTTAGTAACTTCAAGAATTGTGTTACCAATTTTTTGAGATGCGTCGCCAATGTTTTTTAGACCGCCCGAAATAAAATTAACTAAGTCAGTACCAAATTCTTTTTCTTTTAATGTACTGGCAGTCTTACTTACTGCTACTAAAGCCTTTTGTGTTGTTTCAATTTTAGTAACTAATTTATCAAAAGAGCCATCCGATATGACTTGCTTTGTTGCATTGGTAATGGTTGTTGCAAAAGACCGTAAAGGTTTCGCCGCGTTATCAAATGCCTTCTCAACATTTCCACCAAAAGTTTGAATTTTTGCAGCCGCCGCGTCAAGGGGCGCCGCTAACGCCGCACCAATTTTAGGTATAAGCCGTAATCCATCGGCAATCTCTTTAATAAAATCTGCTACGCCTTGAGCGGCTGACCTAAAAAAATCACCAAATTTTTCCAGTAGCAACGCTAGTGTGGCTGGTATAAATGCAAGGGCTTTGCCTACTCCCTCGGCAAAGTTATTAAATAAATCTATTCCTGCCTCAAGGGTATTGCGGTTACCCTTTAAGAAATTGACTAAGGCTCCAACTAGGGTAGCCAAAAACCCGCTGACTTTTTCAACTAAGGTGAAATAAACGCTTGCAATAAAGTTAATAATTTTAGCAATGCCCTTGCCTACCAACGAGTTAGAGTCAAGCAAGTCGCCTAAGAAACTAATAAACATTCCGATGTACTTAAAAATGCCACCAAATACTGTGGCAAAAGCATCAATTAAGAAATCAAGAACCTTAGCAATTAACATACCTACAATGTTGTTTGTATCAAGAAGGTTACCTAGAAACTCAATAAACATTCCAATGAACTTAATAATTCCACCAATAACCGTGGCAAAAGTTTTGAATAGGAAGTCAAGAACCATTCCAATAATCTTGCCAACAATTCCGTGAGTATCAAGCAACATTCCAAGACCCTCTAGGAAAAAGCCGATGAACTTGAGGATGCCTCCTACAACGACGGCAAAGGCTTTGAACACAAAGTTTAAGACTGCTCGAACTACTTTGCCAAAGGCTGTCTGTCCGCTGGTCACATAAGCCAAGGCACTTAGGAACATAATAAGAATCTTGACTACACCCGTAATGGCTGTAAGTGTGGCTGTATAGATAAACTGAAATACAGTAATCATTGTTTGACCAAAAGATTTTGTTGGAGACATTGCAGTACCAAAAGCAATAAGAAGATTACCAAGCCCAGTTAGAACAAAAGCCAACGCCTTTCCTACCGCCTCGGCAACTTTATTAAATACATCGGTCACTACATCTCGAAAAGTTTCGCTGTTCTTCCATGCGTAGACAAAGGCTGTCACAAGAGCGGCAATAATAATAACTACCTTGATAAACGGATTAGCCAACATAATTGCATTGAGTCTTAACATTGAAGCGGCAAGCCCATTTGTAGAGGCTATCGTTTTAAGTTGGGCGCCACTTAACAAGGTTGTTGCTACTTGCATGACCGCTCGAACTCCAGCGGCAACTTTTGTAATCGCTATATTGGCTACAAAAGCAATAGTAGATAAAGCAACGGCGGCGGCTAAACCACCAAAAATATAAGCAAGAACTTTTACAATTTTTTCATGGTCTCTAAAAAATTTAGTAGTGCGCTCAATAACTGAGGCAACTCCATTGATAGCCTTAGCAAAAATCATTACCGCAACTGCCAATACTTTGCTAAAGACATCTCCAATTTTTTTAGCCACATCCAACAAAGGTCTAAGCGCTGTAAGCAAGCGCCCCATTGCAGTTTGCACTTGAGTTGAAGTCAAAGCCATAGCAAGGAATCCAACGGCAACTGGATTCAAAAATCCAAGAAGTTTGCCAAAAATAGGAACAGCGCTAAAGACAGACTTACCAGCCATGGTTGCAAAAGCCGCACCAAAACCAGCAACTACTGGAAGAATCATTTCAAACTTACCAGCGAGGTCATTTACCTTTGTGCCAGTCATATCCATGCCATCAATAAATTCCGAGAATTTATCAATCGCCGTAGCAATAGGGGCTGTGAGTTTTACAAATACTTTTTGTATTGCTTCAAGGATTACTGAAAGTTTTCCGCCCGATTGGATAGAGTTAATAATTGTTTTCTCAAATTTGAAAGACGACTTAATAATTGGTCCAAAGCCTTTAACTAAAACTGCTCCCATGCTGACTTGAAGGTCATCATGTAGGTCGCCAAACATTGTGATGAGTTTTGCTGGTGATTCCATAGCCAACTCATAGGCACCAAGAGCCTTTGTTCCTTCTTTCAAAACAAGATTGACTACCGCTTGACGGCGCTCAGTCATTGTTAAATCTTTAGCCGCTTTTCCGATTGTGCTGGCATATCGTTGATAAGCGTCGGAGGCTCCAGTAGTAATACCAATTTGACGCAAGACTCTTGTGTTACCAGTTGTTACCGCCATGGTAATTGATTGAAGCGCTTCTTCGGCAGTTGTTGAGGATGCTACCGATAAATCTTGAGCGGTCTTTGCTAGTGCTGTTGCCTTTGATAAATCAATGTTTGATTGAGCAAACTTAAGTGTTGTCTTTTGCGCCGCCGCCGCATTTATTCCAAGCGCTCGCATACTGTCGGATGTTGTTTTAAGGGCTTCATATCCCTTACCGCTTGACGCTCCAACTGCCTCAAGTGCTAAATCTAAGCGTTCAACTTCCGCCGCCGCTTTGAAAGATTTAACACCAAAAGCAATAAGTCCAGCAATCGCCGCGCCTGAAGCAACGCCGATTGCCACCATTGAACTTTGTAATTTAGATGAAGCCTGTTGAAACTCATTAGCCGATTTAACGGCTCTGTCCATGCCTTGAGTAAACTGGGCTGAGTCCGCCGATAACCGAGCGCGGACTTCCATGGTTGGTGACTCAGCCATTTATCTCCTAGCCTTCGCTCTTCTCTCGGCTTTCTCGCGCTCTTTTTCTTTGAGAAGATAGAACGCGTTCCACTCAGTCAATTCCATACTGCTAAGTGGGCGGTGGGATTCACTTCCGTAAAGAAGTTCTCCCACCGTCCGACCTAACTTTTCTGCTAGTTCAAAAAGAAACCGTCTTTCAGGATTCTTGAGGAAATCGTGCCTGTGATTCTTCTACCGCCTTTTCGCCAAGACCTGAACTGCCAAGAGCCTTTGTTGCCAAACGCTCAATGACTGCGCCATTCTTTGAAAGAATCGCTTCACGGTCTTGCTCGGTAAAGACTGGTAGACCCGTTTCAGGGTCAAACACAGTTGCGATAACAGTCTTTGCGTACATATTAGAAACATCTACTTTATCTGCCGAGGTTGCCCCCTCAGTAAGTGTTGCTCTCTGTCCAGCCGTCATAGAACGAATTTCTACTGAAACTCCCCATTCAGGGACTACCAATAATTCCTTCGTAATATCGTCAGCCGAAAATATCTTTCCGCGTAAATCTGCCATTTTGTTCTCCTTGGGACACTAGGTTGGTCACGATAAATTATTTAGTTTTTTTGAATCAATTCCTATTATGAATAGGTACCGCGTGTAATGGCGCCTGTCACTTGGAACTCTGCTGAGTATGACACTACATCTCCGATAGCACCACTCTTCTCGTAAGAAGTCATTAGTGCCTCTCCTGTGTACTTGACATACCCTGCTGTTGAACCTTCAGGACCGTACTCGAATGAAACTGACGCTGACTGACCAAGAATTGCCGCCAAGTGAGCATCAACTGTTGCATCAAAGTTTCCTGAAACGCTTAGTGTTGAATCTGTTAGACCGACTACATAAGACTTTGCAGATGACCCGAATGTACTGGTCTCGGCTGTGTCTACTGATTGTGGGAACCCAACATCTGTTAGTGTGTTTGAAATATCGGTAAGTGTTCCAGCCGCATTGTCTACCTTGAATACGGTGGATTTACCATGACGAAATGTAGGCATTTTTTTTACCTCCTAGTAAAAGCCACCACAGGGGTAGCCGAGCCTGTCGAACCTGCAACCGTGTAGTTCACGCGTAGGTATCTGTTTACTGTTGTGCCGCTTGCAACCTCAACTCTTTGTGAGGTTTTCTGAGTGCTTGTAACGGTTGTGAAAGTAACAAGGTCAGCAAAAGTTGAGTTATCTGCTGAGTGTTGAATCTTTACAGCGATTGTTCCGTTACGGGTATTAACTGGAACTGACAAGAATCCCGCTCCGCCATTTAAGGAAGAAGTGGTGTTATCTACGCCTGTTCCATTTCCAGTCGCAGTTACAGTCGAACCTGAAGAAAGAATCTTCCCGTGTTCAACTGCATCTGTTGATTGGAATTCTGCGCTTGCTTGGACAATATCCGCGATGGCACTTGAGACCTCGTAGGATGTATCGTCTGCTTGTAACAAGATTGCTCCAGCGCCATTTGAATGACCTTCAGGAGCAACGATTACTTTAATTTTTGTGGCTGAGCCAAGGGTGTTTGCGAAGTATTGGTCAGTACCAACTGATGCTGTCGCTTCGAACATACCTGATAGCGAGACTGTTCCATCTCGATGACCGACTACATAGGACTTTGCGGATGTACCGAAAGCACTTGTCTCGGCGGTGTCAATACTTGTTGAAGCGCTGACGCTATTGAAATAGGTTGAAAAGTCATATTCATCTAAAAAGACATTGACATTTTTACCGTGGCGGAATGTAGGCATTATTTCTCCTCAACTGGGCGTTGATGTGGGGTGCCGTCTTGAACAAAACCATCGCCATCGCCATCTTCGGCATCGGCATCAAAACCCTCTTCAACAGCAGGTTCTACTACAACCTCTGCAACGGGTTCAACTTTAGGTTCTTCAACAACAGACTTTTCGATTTTCTTTGCTGGCTTATCTGTATCTTCAATGATTTCTGAATCTAAAAGCCACTTGACTGATTGTGCTGGAAT